TATTCAGTTAAGATTGACGGATCACCCGCAATCGTTTGGGGAACTAACCCAGAGAATGGCAAGTTCTTTGTAGGCACGAAGTCCGTATTTAATAAGAAGATCCAACGCATTAATTACACAGTCGCAGATATTGAGAGAAATCACCCTAACTTTGAGTTACAATCGATTCTCATTCGTTGCTTACACAGTCTACCACAGACAGACCGAATTTTTCAAGGGGATTTCATTGGGTTCGGTGGATACCGTGACTACAAACCGAATGCGATTAGTTACACACTGTCGGAAGTTCAGAACACCGCAGTCGTAGTTGCTCCGCATACAGAATACACGGGCGATAGTATGCGTACTCTCACAGCATCACCCTTAATGGATAAGTTGGGATCGGGTTTCATTCAACCGAATGCGTGGATCAGTGAGTATAAGGGCAACGTAATGAATATTGAAATGATGGTTGGGTTTGCCCGTCAGATGGCAACACTGGTTGACTTCGCCACCCCAAAGGAAGCGGAGTTATTAAAGAAAGACCTTAATGCATACATTCGTGACGGTGATGAGGTAGTAGCAGAGGAGTTTGCCAATTATCAGTTGGTGCGGTTGTGGTGCTTGGTTGAGAACATTAAAACCGAATATATGAAGTTAATGCGGGATGACTTTAAATGCGATTGCTTCTTAGGTAATGAATACGTAGACGGGGAAGGGTATGTGATGACGGGTGAGCATGGCACATATAAATTGGTGAACCGTTGGGTGTTCAGTCATTATAACTTTAATATCATTCGTTCGTGATACAGCAGTTATATGGGGGTTGATGCCCCCGTATATAAAAACCGATAGAGTCCCTAAGCTATAAACGACCCAATTCGACCTTTCGATATCAGGGACTATAAATTTTTTTTTGCTATATAAAATCAAGTGCACAGGTTCACTGAATGAAGAAAAATTTCGAAAATATTTTTTCGACTGTAGAGATCGATCCAGTTACAGACAGATATCATATTACAATTCCAGAGGAAATCATTAATGAATTTGACTGGTATGAAGATCTTGTGTTAAAATGGAACATAGACAACGGAGACATTTACATCACGGAGGCAGATGACTAAAGTTCAAACAAAATCGTATCACGTTTATTTGAATGAAAAGTGTTTGTTTAAAAATTTAAGTCAAGAAGAGTTTGATATTGTGTGGAATCGAATATATGAATCTTACTGGAGAGAAGAATTGTCCTATACTGAGGTTGTAGAAAACCCGACAGAACCTCACGAAGAATCTTCTTATTGAATGAATTATCTATTTAATGCAAATTTTTTTACAATATATCAAGCTCCTAATGCTAATAAATTGATTAATAAGATTAATAGTTATACTGAGGACTCTATTGACAATAGTGATTTTTCATGGGGTAATAAATCTTCTTCAGATAAAATTAGATTAAAATGGCAAGACTACATGGAGTTATTATCACCTAGCATTGAACTCCTTGCTGAAGAATTTCATGCTGATTTTGATTATACTTTATATGATCCGTGGATAAATTTTTATAAAAGAGGAGATCACCAAGAGGTGCATGGTCATCCTACACATTTAGCTTCTGTTTTTATTGCGAATGATGGAGAGGGATTTAGTCAGTTTTATTTTTTAGATAGTTATAACTATACTTTGACTTCAACTCCTTTAGGAAAACTTCTTAAGTATAATTCTGGATACACTCCCAAATTGAAAGCAGGTGATATTATATTTTTTCCTGGTTATATGTTACATGGTGTAAGTCCTCATAAAAGTGATATAATAAGAAAAACATTATCATTTAATTTAGATCTTAAAAATGTAGAGAGAGAAGGTGACACTAGTAATTATGGGTAAGAACTCAAAAAAACATTCTTATTGACATTCTCTATATAATATTGTATGATATGAATGTAATTACAAAACATTATGGCGAAAGGATTTACAGTAAAAGCAAAGACTCCTGCAAAGAAGAAAGAGAAAGAATGGGACTATGAAAAAGCAAAAGAAATGCTCAAAGGTAAGTCAGTAGTATTCTGTTTACCTGGTCGAGGAGTTTCATATACCTATCTCAAGTCATTTGTACAATTGTGCTTTGACTTAGTACAGTGTGGAGCAAGTATACAGATATCACAAGATTATTCATCAATGGTTAACTTTGCCCGATGTAAATGTCTTGGAGCAAATGTGTTAAGAGGTCCTGACCAAATACCATGGGATGGTAAGTTAAACTATGATTACCAATTATGGATCGACTCTGACATCGTATTCAATTCAGAGAAGTTCCTTCAATTAGTATTAATGGACAAAGATATCGCAGGTGGATGGTATTGTACCGAAGATGGTAAGACTACATCTGTTGCTCATTGGTTAGATGAGGATGATTTTCGTAGCAACGGAGGTGTGATGAATCACGAAACTCTCGAAAGTATATCCAAGCGTAAGAAACCATTTACAGTTGACTATACAGGTTTCGGTTGGCTTCTCATTAAGAAGGGTGTATTTGAACACGAAGATATGAAGTATCCTTGGTTCGCTCCAAAGATGCAAGTCTTTGAATCTGGTGAAGTACAGGACATGTGCGGAGAAGACGTATCATTCTGTCTTGATGCAATCGCAGCAGGTTTTGAAATCTGGTGTGACCCACGTATAAGAGTTGGACATGAAAAGACAAGAGTTATATAGAGTACGTATCGGAACTCGTATTCTATACGATAGACTGACAGAGGAAGAGTATCTGGACAAGACTCAAACGATTGCCGAGGACTTCTATGAAGGCAATCTACCAAATGGAACTACAATTACTACAGAAATTATCAACGATTAATTATGGCAACGAGATCTTTAGGATTTACAAGCGGAGGAGTTGACACAACTCCGAAAAAAACTCGTCAAGGAAAGGGAAAACACACAAAATATTCCGCAACTTCGCGTAACTCGGCTCGTAAGAAGCACCGAGGTCAAGGAAAATGAACTGTTGGCACTGTGGTACTGAGTTAATCTGGGGTGCTGATCATGATATGGAAGATGTAAATGATGGAGAAGAGTCCGAATATGATTTTTTCTCCAATTTTACTTGTCCGAAATGTCAATCTTATGTTGAAGTCTATCATCACAAATAATGTCTACTCTAATTGCGAATCTACCCTCCTATGAAGTATGGGTAAGAAAAGAATATTTAACTGACCATCAAAGTGGTCATGGCGAATTTGTAAAAGGTGTATGGGTATCTGCTAAAAGTATACCTGGTCGTGCCTTTTATTTTGAAACTTATCTTCCAGAATACGCTGCGATGTTTGATAAGTTGCCAATTTCTGCGTTTACAACCGATCCAGAGACACCAACACCCGATATGACTCTTCATAATCTGCAGTTTTGGAACTGTATGGACTATGGAGTCGTTGCTGTACAGAAACAATTCATCGGAAGTATGCACTATGAAGTCATGACAAGGGATTATGGCAATCAAACTGGCACTTATATCTGTACTTTGGACAATTATCACGAAAGTGTAGACTCAATTGACTACTCAACAAGTGAACAACCCGCTGAACACAAGTCTCATAACCTTATTGAACTCGATAATGGTCAATTTTGCCTCTATCCGAACAACAGAATGAGGATTTATGACAACAGTATCACTCCAGAGACACCAAAAGTGCCCGATTTTAAGGTTTCGACTGTTTATTATCAAGTTGAGAACGGTCATGACCGTGATGGACTCGGTTCCGAAGAGAATTATTTCTGGAGAACTGCAAAAGAGAGGGCATTTGATGATATTGGAGTCGGAAATACAGCAATTGACGTTAACATTAATCCAGAACTTGGTTAAATTTACTCAAAATCGCCAAAAAGGGCGATTTTTTTATGGTTTTTAGTATAAATAAAGAATTATTACTGCAGGTATAAATAAATCTAGCAAACTGTTTACTAAATTGAATGAAAACTAGGATATCTAGGTCATTTAAGGATATTAGCTTATCATTTAAACCACATCCTGTAACAGGAGACCTCACAATTATCACTGATGCGAATGCAATTAAGAGATCTGTCAGGAATTTAGTGGAAACTATCCCTAGAGAACGATTTTTTAATCCAAATTTGGGTAGTGAAGTGAGAAATACACTGTTTGAGTTCTGTGACTTTGGTACCGCCTCTGTAATTCAACGACAAATCATCGTAACTATCGAAAATTTCGAACCCCGAATCGATAATTTGGATGTTGAGGTGAATCCACGACCAGATCAGAACGAATTTGAAGTAACTGTCTTCTTTGATATCATTGGACAGCAGTTTCCAACACAAGAATTTCAATTCATATTAGAAGCCACACGATAGTATGCCATTTACTAAATTTTCAAACTTAGATTTTGACCAAATCAAGACATCAATTAAAGATTACCTTCGTACAAACTCAGATTTTACTGATTTTGACTTTGAGGGATCTAACTTTTCAGTTTTAATTGATACTTTAGCATATAATACGTATATTACTGCGTTTAACTCAAACATGGTTGTTAATGAGTCTTTTCTTGACTCGGCAACAGTTAGAGAAAACGTAGTTTCACTGGCAAGAAACATAGGATACGTTCCTCGATCTCGAACTGCATCACAAGCGACCATATCTTTTACTATTACAAACACAGAAGAGGTAAACATTGATACAGCACCCTCTACAGTCACCCTGAGGGCAGGTCTAGTCTGTATTGCTTCAAATAGTAGCATTACTTACACTTTTTCAATTCCAGAGGATATTACGACTACAACAACGTTAGGTAATGTATCCGTTAATCCAGAGGGAAATACAATTGTAAATGGATACTCAGCATCTTTTGATTCAATCAAAGTTTTACAGGGAACATTTGTAAAAAAATCATTTTCTGTTGATGGATCACTCGATCAAAGATTTATTTTAGACAATCCTTTCATAGATACATCTACGATTGTGGTATATGTAAAAGGTTCAAGTAGTAAAGGTAAAGGAACACTATACACAAAGGTTGATAATATTTTAAATATAGATTCTACATCATCTACATTCTTAATTCAGGAAGTTCAGGACGAAAAATACGAACTTTTATTTGGAGACGGTATTTTTGGTAGAAAACTTGAAAATGAATCCGTAATAGATGTTAGTTACATCGTTACTGATGGAAAAGATGGAAATGGACCTTCATCATTTACATTTGCAGGAACAATAATTGATACAAATAATAATCCTATAAATCTATCATCCCAACCATCAATAACAGTCGCTTCTGGTGCCTCTAATGGTGGTGATATTGAGTCAACTGACTCAATTAAGTACTTTGCCCCTCGACTCTATTCATCACAGTACAGGGCGGTCACAGCAAGGGATTATGAAGCAATAATACAGCAAATTTATCCAAACACTGAAAGTGTTTCTGTTGTTGGTGGAGAAGAAATTGATCCACCACAATTTGGAACTGTGTTTATTACAATAAAACCACAAAATGGTGATTTTGTATCTGATTTTGATAAAACTCAGATATTATCAAATTTAAAAAATTATACTCTAACTGGAATTACTCAAAAAATAGTTGATTTGAAGGTTCTTCATATTGAATTGGAGTCATTCATATATTATAACTCATCAAAAGTTATAAATGTTGAAGAATTGAAAACCAATGTAGTAAACGGTTTAACAACTTATTCAAAGTCTACAGAAATTAACAAATTTGGTGGTAGATTTAAATATAGTAAAGTTTTAAGTGTTATTGATAAAATTGAAGATTCAATCACATCTAATATTACAAGAGTTCGAATTCGAAGAAATTTAAATGCTTTACTTAATCAATTTGTACAATATGAACTTTGTTTTGGTAATGAGTTTAATGTTAAGTCTGAAGGATTAAATATTAAAAGCACAGGATTTAAAATTGCTGGAGAAAGTTCAACTGTATTTTTAACAGATACTCCAAATGCCGATAAACTCACTGGTGTAATATCGATTGTAAAGCAAGATATTAGTGATAGTGAAAAAGTTATTATTGTTGAAAATGCAGGAACCGTAGATTACATTAAAGGTGAGATAAATTTAACTACTATCAATATTACATCAACTGTAAAACCAAATAACATAATCGAAGTTCAAGCTTTCCCAGAATCTAATGATATCATAGGTCTTCAGGATTTATATTTAAAATTTAACATTGAAGATAGTCTCATAAATATGGTGAAGGATACAATTTCGTCAGGAGATCAAATATCAGGTGTTGGATATAAAGTTACATCAAGTTATAACAATGGTAAATTAGTAAGAGGATAATATGATAGGTACTGGCATTGATAAACGAGTAAAAATTCAACAAATTATTGACAATCAACTTCCAGAGTTTATATTGTCGGAAAATCCCGAAGCGGTAAAATTTTTAAAACAATATTACATCTCTCAGGAATACACTGGAGGTCCTATTGATTTAGTTGATAACTTAGATCAATATTTAAAATTAGATAACTTAACTACGGAAGTTATTAAAGGAGCAACAACTCTTGCGGTTGGTATTGGAACTACATCTAAAAATATAACAGTCACTTCTTCAAATTCGATTAAAGATTCATTTCCAAGTGAATATGGATTGTTAAAAATTGGAAGTGAGATCATAACATACACTGGAATAGCAGGTACAAATACTTTTACTGAATGTAAACGTGGTTTTAGTGGAATTACATCTTTTAGAGATTCTAATAATCCATCTGAAATTGTTTTCTCATCTTCATCTGCACAATCTCATATTGAGGGAGCAAAAGTTGAAAATTTAAGCACTTTGTTCTTAAAAGAGTTTTACAAAAAACTTAAGACTACATTTACACCTGGATTAGAAAACTCTAATTTTGTATCAAATTTAGACGTAAATAATTTTATAAAGGAAGCAAGAACATTTTATGAATCTAAAGGAACAGAGGAATCCTTTAGAATTTTATACAATGTTCTATTTGGTGTAACACCAAAAGTAGTTGATCTTGAAAATTATCTAGTTAAACCATCATCAGCAAGGTATTTAAGAAGACAAAGAATAGTAGCAGAAAAAATATCTGGTGATCCTTTAAAATTAAAAGGTCAAACCATATTTAGATCAACAGACCTATCTACAACTGCATCTGTTTCTGAAGTTGAAATATTGTCAGGTATATCTGGAATAGCAACTTCTAAAAATTATTTTATTTTAGATTTATTTGTTGGATTTGATGATGAAGAGTCTATAACAGGAACCTTTGATGTTACTGGTAAGACAAGATCGATTGAAAATGTTAGTAGTGGATCAAGTATTATAACAGTTGATTCTACAATTGGATTTACAACAACTGGTACAATTACCTCTGGTCTTTCTACAAATATTACATATACTGATAAAACAGTAAATCAATTTTTAAATTGTTCTGGAATTCATGTTGATGGAATTAATTTAGGTGATGATATTAGTGAAAATGACAATATTTTTGGATATGAAAATGGTGATTTATCAAATAAGTCCGAATTAAGAATTACAGGTGTTCTAAGTAAATTTATTCCTGCAGAAACAAATAAACTATCTTTAGAAGGAGAAACAATAAATGTAAAAAGCATGGGTGAAATTATAAAAAACCCATCTTTTGATAAAAGTAGAAAAGAAATATTTGCTAATTCTTGGATATACAATACATCATCATCTTATGATATTAGTGAATCTACCAGAGGATCAATAAGTGAATTTAATCTAAAATCAAAGATAGATAAGTCTAGTTTAAAAGAAGGTGATTTTGTTCAAATTTTAGAGAAAAAAAATGCTTCTTTTTCTTTAGGAAATGTTGTAGCTACTTCAAGGATACAAAAGATAACATCTGGTGGTAGTGATAATAAGATAACATTAGATGATCCTTTTGATTTTAGTCCTTCAAAAAGATATGCAGTTCGAAGAATTCTTAAAAAAGCATCAAGTGCTGCAACAGAAATTGAATTTGGAAATAATATATTAACCTCAGACGTACAAAATGTTTATAATGAATCTGACGAAAGTATGTACGTAGCAAGCGGTTCATTACCTTCTCATGTTATTACGAGAAATATATCTGAGATTGGTATACCTTTTGTTATAGAAAATACAACTATTCAGGATAAAAATACTTTAACTCAAAAATATTCAACAATTTCATTCGGATCCAATATTCCTTTTGTAACGGGAGATAGAATACATTATTCTCCTCAAATAGAGGATGATCCTTTAGTTGGATTAACAAAAGGTTTTTATTATATTAAAAAAATTAGCGATAATAAAATAAAACTATTCCAAGCACCAGCTTTTATAGAAGCAAATGATTTTATTGAATTTGGTGTTCCTAAGAATACAACTGGAGGTCATACCTTCACATTAGCAGATCAATATGGCAAAAAAATATCTACTCAAAAATTATTAAAAAAATATCCACTAGATGTTCAACAAAATTTAGGAAAAGGCACAGAAACAGTCAGTGGTCCTGTGGGAATGTTAATAAATGGTGTTGAAATACAAAATGGAAAATCGGAAGATGCAATTTTTCATGGTGAAGTAGAAAATTTTTCAGTAATAGGTTTTGGAACTGATTATGATATCATAAATCCACCTTTGATTGAGATTGAAAATGTATCAGCAGGATCAACTCAAGCACTTGTAAGTCCTGTTTTGGATGGAGATATAAGAGAAATTCAAGTTGACCAACAAAGTTTTGATATTGAAGATGTTATTTCTATAAAATTAAGAGGCGGTAATAGTGGAGAAGCAGTTCTTCAACCAATTCTTCGAAAAAGAAATAGAGATTTAAAATTTAGTGGTGTCACTACTTTCTTTGGTGGTGGTATAGATACTTATTCTGAAACTATAACTTTCTTTGATCCACATAATTTAAATAGTGGTCAAGTTTTAGTATACGATAAAAATAAAAATACTCCATTAGGAATAGGAGAATTTAGAGGAAGTAATCTTTCTGACACTGAGAGTTTAGTTGATGGTGAGCAGTATTGGCCAGAAGTTGTGGGATTATCCACAATTAGACTTTATAGAAATGAATCTGATTATGTTAGTGGTATTAACACTATAGGATTTACTGAAATTGCTAAAAATGGAGTTCATAAATTTAGAATAAAAGAGGGAAAAAATACATTATCTGGTATAAGAATTATAAAGTCTGGAAAACCATATATTAATCGAAAAGTATTTGTAAATTCAAATACTGGAATTTCTACTCATAAATCAACAATCACTTTTGAAAATCATGGATTTTTAAGTGGAGAGGTAGTAGACTACAAACCATCTGCAGGATTAGGAACTACAACACCTCAGTCTATATTAGGGTTGTCAACATCTACTCAATACAAGGTCATTGAAATTGACAATAATGTTTTTAGATTATGTGATGTTGGTATCGGTGCGACTGATAACACTAATTTTATATCAAAAAATTATGTTGATCTTAAAACAAAAGGAACAGGATATCAAATATTCAAATATCCAGATATAGAAATTTCAATTGATGCGATATATTCGTTATCTACATCTGAAAAAATTAATTTAACACCAGTGATTCAAGGTCAAATTGTTGATACTTTATTATATCAAAAAGGAACAGGAGG